CGGATCACCGTCCGCGACCGGATGTGGCGGATTATCCGGGCACGGCGGCGATTTACCCGGCTTGAGCTGCGGCGTTTGGCCGGGGCGACCATCAGCAGCTGCGAGACTTTCACCCAGATGCTCGAACGGGATGGCTATCTGCGGGTTATCGGTAAAGACAGCCACCAGCAGGTCTATATGCTGATCAAGGACACCGGGCCTGTCCGTCCGGCAACCAGGGAGGCGAGGAAATCATGCTGAGTGCAACATGCAAAGCCCTGCTGGCACGCCATGTCGACATGAAGGGCCGGGCCGAAGTCATCACCGAGCTGGGGATCAGCTCGGCCACCCTCAGCCAGGTGCTAAACGACAAGTACGGCGCCCAGACTGAAGCAATAGAAGCGAAAATAATGAAATTTTACGGCAATGACGGCTTTATCACCTGCCCCATTCTCGGCAGGATCGAGCCAGGCCAGTGCGCCGGCACCTACCAGCGGGCGCAGAAGATAACCAAGGCGGGCAACCCGGCGACAATCCGGCTGTATATGGCCTGCCGCAAATGTGATTTCAGGGGATAAACCATGCAAAATATAATCGAAGCAGCCAGGCGGACAATCATGAAACTGAACGAAATTCAGCCGGCGGTCAGTATTGCCGGGATGGATACGGAAGCGGAACTTATCAAGGAGATGAAGGGCGATATGGTGTCGTTGATCGGCAGCGTTACCCCGGATCATGTCGCCCTGGGGCGGCGGCTGTTATCCACCAGGGCCGATACCGTCAGCCATGCCCTCGCCCTGCGCGAAGTCCTTGGCTGGGACGCCGATCCGTCTGAGATGTCCGACGATCAGGTACTGACGGCGATGTTCGCCGCCGAGACATTTATCCAGCGGGCCAAGGATTATCTAGGCTCGAAAGCAATCTGCTATCAAGGAGGGCAACATGTCACAGCATGAAGAAAAACGACTGCCGGAAGGCTATATGGAGGATGCCCAGGGGCGCCTTGTACCGATCGCCATGGTCAAGGATATCGACCGCATCCGTGACGAGTTGGTGAAAAAAATGGTCGGTCAGGCCCGCGAGGTCAACGCCATGCTGCAGGTCTTTAAATCTGCCGCCTTTGAGGAGATCGAACAGTTTATCGCCCTGTCAGCCTCGGAGTATGAAACCGAGATCGGCGGCAATAAAGGCAATGTGACGCTGATGAGCTTTGACGGCCGGTACCGGGTAAGCCGGGCCTTTGCCGAGCATTTCGTTTTTGATGAGCGGCTGCAGGTGGCAAAGGAATTGATCGACAAATGCCTCAATGACTGGACTGCCACCTCCGGGCCGGAACTCAAAGCCCTGGTCAACGACGCTTTCCAGGTCGACCGGCAGGGCAACGTCAATACCAAGCGCATCCTTTCGCTGCGCAAATTCAATATTGAGGATGACCGCTGGAAACGGGCCATGGCGGCGATCAACGACAGTCTGACCGTTGCCGGGAGCCGCGAATATGTGCGCATTTACGAGAGGGTCCCGACGGGTGACCGCTGGGAGCAGATTTCTTTGGATGTGGCGGGGGTGTGATGAGCAGAGGACAGGAGCCAGAGGCTAGATGCCAGATAGTGAAGCGGAAGGCGATCATCTTCTGCAGTGCGACCATTGCCGAGTGTCCGCTTGAAGCTGCATGTATCTCAATCGATGCGGAGACAAAAAAGAAAACCCTGTGCGGCTATTACGCCGGATCGACAACGGGGGAAGATGGTTCGCAGGTTTATTGCGAGTATCAAGGAGAATAACGATGGCAGAGAGACAACCATATAAACGAGGACGTGAACCTGAGATGGATTTGCCTGCTGGGAAAACGTGTGGCGGTTGCCTCCATTTTCGGAGGTGTAATGGAATCTATGGCCATATCGCTGAGGATGAGGTGTGCGACTGGGCTCCATCTAAGTATCGAGAGAGAATAACGGAATAGGAAGCGAAACCCCGGCCAGTCCGGGGTAATCGGCGGGTGGTTCCGCCGATCTGACGAGCAGCCGGCGCAGAAGATAGATATCAGAGAACAGAGGACAGACATGACACCAGAACCTTTAAAAATAACCGGGCCATCCTTTATCGCCAAAAGAAGCGGGCTGGAAGGAGCGCCACAGATTCGGCTCTGGCCTACCAATCGCGGGCCGATGTCGGTTAACCAGATGGCCCGCTCAAAAAAAATAAAGGTGGAAACCCTGTGGAGCCGCATCCGCAAACATGGCCATGATTTTTCCGGCCTGCTGGATGATGTCGATACCAGACGGAAACCACGTAAAGAGGCACCGGCAGCCACCCCAAGGAAAAAGCCGGGGCCGCAGCCAAAACCGCTGCGCCGCGAACCCACCAGCATCACCATTGGCAGCTGGTGAGAAGCAGCAAATGCTGGCCGAACAGCGCCAGGGCCGGAGATAATATGTCGCAAATCGCAGAAATAACATGCCCCTGCCAGCGTGGTGAAAAGGTTTCCATCGCCTGGTGCGACGCAGCCCAGTTCCAGCAGCTGTGCGCTGCTTGCCCGCATAACGAGGGCCGAAAGCGCAGTAAATACCAGCAGCAACACGACCGCCAGCGGGCGGCAGAAAGGACAAACCGATGAACGGAATCTGTCAGACATGCGGCGCCGTCGCCCCGATCGAATGGTTTCTCAGCGAGGCCGATAACCGGCAGATCTGCGCCATCCTCGCCGAGATGCCAAAAGACGTGCAGGCCGTCGTCTTCTTTTACCTGTCGCTCTTTCGTCCGGTTGCCGGCCGGGCGCTGCAGGCACGAAAGGCGGTGCGGCTGATGACCGACATCAGGGCGCTTGTCGCCGCCGGCCATGTCCAGGTCGACAAGCGCCCTGCCCGTCCCTGCCCACCGAAAATCTGGGCGCTGGCCATGGAACAGATGGTCGAGCGCCGCGATCGGCTGACCGTCCCCATGCCGAACCATAATTATATGAAGGCCATCGCCTACGATCTCGCCGATCAGGCCGACGCCAGGGCGGAAAAGGCCGGTTATGCCCAGCAGCGCCAGGCTCGGACGGTGGGCCGCGAGGCCACCCCGCAAGCAATCAGCAGCCCGCTCGATCAGTATATTCAGGGGTTGCGCGATGATAAACCAACCGATGAGGAGATGGATACATGGAAAAAAAGCCGATTGACATGATCTGCGCCGGTTGCGGATCGCCGGACGTGGATCTCTCTGAGTCCCTCTGCCCAGTATGCACCGCATATCTGTTTGACGGACCATGCGCTTGGGATGACGATGATGACCAAACTACTATGGAGGAACCCCATGGACTCGCAATGTGACAAGATTCTCCGCCATCTGCACCGCTTCGGCTCGATCGATCCGATCCAGGCCATCCAGGAATACGGGGTGCTGCGACTGGCCGCCCGCATCAACGATCTGCGCACCGGCCACGAAATCGAGACCCACCTGGTGGAAAGCCTCAACCGCTTCGGCGAGCCGGTACGGTATGCCCGCTATGTATTGTTGCAAAACGAGAGGGTCACCCATGCCGCCGAGCAACGCTGATTACGCCAAGATCAATATCGCCTGCAAAGAGCTTGGCCTCGACAAGCACCAGCTGCTTTCAGACAGATATAAGATCGAGTCATCAAAAGAGCTGACCCTCTGGCAGCTGCAGGATCTCTACAAGCATTTCCGCCACCTCGGCTGGCAGGCAAAACAAGGGACAAAGGGCAAGAAATCTCCCAAATATGACGAGCCGCAACAGCGCAAGATCGTCGCCATGTGGATAACCCTGCATAAGGCGGGAGTGGTGAAGAACGGCTCGGACTCGGCCCTGCAGGCCTTTATCAAAGGCCGTACCGGTATTGATAATCTCAAGTGGTGCGGCCCTGATGCCTGCCACCTGGCGATTGAAGCCATGAAGGCCTGGGGTAACCGGGAAAACGTGGATTTTGATTAAGGAGAACGATATGGACGATCTCTCCAGACTCCCCGACGAATTTCTGCCGACCATCGAAGAGCTGCCCGGCGAGCTGGCTGGCCTGGCTAGAGCCATAGAGGAAGTGGCTCCGGGAATGGGTGTCCGGTTGGCCCTCGCCCTGGAAGCGGCCTTTCGCGGTACCTCCGTCTACTTTCACAATGCCGACGCCCTCCGCCGCAAGGTCCGCGATCAGCGCATTATCGAGCGCTATACCGCGGGCGAACGGGTGGACGATATCGCCCGATCCGTCGGCATGAGCAGCCGGCATATCTGGAATATTCTCGGGCGGGAGCCGATGGTTGAGGATAATCGGCAGTTAAAGTTGTTTTAAAGAGTGATGGAAAACTATCCCCTGACGTTCATTTGGTAGCCAATGGCTGTAGTGTCGAATTTTTTTCCTTTGAATATCCGCTTGAACGTTATCTTCGAGCCAAGAGACCCGGTACCGCCGGCAATCCCTATCTCATCAACCACAATATTATTTTCGATAAGGAAGAGGGTAAAACTCGCTCCGGAAAACGTTTCAAAAGTCTTTGTATTTCCGGCGACGGCAGTAGCATCGCCGCTTACTTCATATCCGTCACCGACCTCATTAACGGTATATTTGATGATGAAATTATTGTCCTCTTTGGTACAGACAATGGTCGATTTCGGGCACAATCCAGGCGTTCCAGGCTTAACTTTCACCCCCACATACGTGCAGGAAGTAAGAAGCAACACGGCAACAGCTAATAGTATCTTTTTCATGGCCATCCTCCTTGGTTATAGGCGTGGTAACTATATCGCATTGGTTAATATGCTGCGATACTAAACCTTGACCACTGAAACACTTCATCTAATTTTCCTTTCAGCAAGGGGCTATCACCAGCATTTGGTGGTAGCCCCTTATTCTTTGTAACCTCATCGACAGGAGAAACTCATGGACGATAAAATAGGCGTGCCCACGGGGCACATAGGCACCGGCAGCGCCCTGCTGCTGGTTGATACGGCCCCGCTTGATGCCGCCGCCTCGCGGGACTCATCCCCCATAAATACCAGGATGTGCAAAACCCTCGGCATTGACATCGCCGCCGATCAGAACTGCACGGTAACCGTCACCCGCCTGCCGGACGGTGAAACGCCCGGAGCAGTATCGCCTGTTGGCTCGGTCGTTGCTGGCACTCCGGCATTTTTCACCTACTCATGCCTACTGTGTCCAGCTGTGCTAATTACCGTTACCAGTGCCTCTGGGGCTGATATGTCGACCTTTGCCATGTACGTCAGAGGGGGTGCGTGATGGAATTGAATTCATCCGCAGTTAATTTGTCGCCGGCAATAATTCGCAGTATTGATGCTCTTTTTCCAGCAATTTACCAAAGGCCGGTGCGGCCCGCCATTGCCGAAGCGTCGGTGGCAGCAGGCAGGAAAACATTGGCATTCCCGGCAGGATGCTCGGTAACTGTTGGCTCTCTCACCTTCAGTTTGCCGCCACTGACGCTCAATATGGACATTGCCGCGAACTGGGATTCGGTCGCGACAGGTTATACCGTTGCCGCCAATCGATCCGGAAAAGATTTTTATGTGTATGCACTCTCTACCGGGCGGCTCATTCTCTCGGCAAACAGTACAGTACCAACAGGATATACGGCTGACAACAGCCGGTTGATTGGGGGTTTTCACTGCCTCTGTCTGGCAGCAGGCACGATATCAGGGCACACGCTGACCGGATTTTTAGCCGGAGACATTATCCCGGCATCTGTTTGGGACATAAGCCATCGTCCGGTCTGCTCACCTGCAGGTATGGTTTATGCCAGCGCCCTTGATATCTGGGTGGATATCTATCTGCAGTCTGGAACAGGTGCAGCGACACGCTCTGCCAATGGTGCAACAATTACCGATACGCGAGATTGGATGGATTTTACTGACGACCTGGGGGCCGTCGGCAAACGCATGTTATCCGACTCTGAGTTTCAGGTTGCCGCGGCAGGAAGCAATGAGAAAACCAATATACTGGGCGCTGCTGATCCTGTCACGACAGGAGCGCATGTTGATACCGCATCTCGCCGTATGATCAGCAATATCGGCTGCGAGGACATGTGCGGGGCGTTGTGGCAATGGCTACTTGATCAAAGCTATCGCAATGATGACGCCGGATACTCGGGGGCGTGGGCATATTATACTCTCCCCGGAAATAAAGGATCGTTATATCGCCAGAGCGGCTCGGGGGATATCAAGCTCCTCGCGGGCGGCGTTTGGTATTATGGGACGTATTGCGGTTCGCGGAGTCGGGATGCGTTTAGCTATCGCTGGAATGCGTTTTCGTCTATCGGCTCGCGTGGGTGCGCCCGGCGCCAGGGGTAATACGTGAAGCGCAGTGCGCCGCGTTTTTTGCGGCTCGGGCAAATGCTACGAGGTAGCTCCTCGCGGGCGGCAATTGGAATAATGGGACGAATTGCGGTTCGCGGAGTCGGAATGCGAATAACTATCGCTGGAATACGAATTCGAATATCGGCTCGCGTGGGTGCACCCGGATACAGGAGCAGTCAAACTCCCTGGCTGAGCGTTTGTCCATGTTGAGTAGGGAAACCAAAAGGCAAAATACACGACGGAGATCGCGGCCGGTTAGTAGGGCAACCGAACCCCGGCAACGAATGCATAATGGCGAGAAGACACGGCAGCTTGTTTGAACAAATAGTCGACCAAGGCAACATTATGGAAGCCTACGGCAGGGCTAGAAAGGGCAAGTCGGCAATGCGCAATGTCATTGCCTTCGATCGCGACGCTGAGGCGCAGTTGGCTCTCATCCGAGAATCGCTGCTCGCAAAAACCTTCACCACATCTAAATATCAAGAGAAAGTGATCTTCGTTCCAAAAAAGAGAATTATCTATGTCTTGCCGTTCAATCCTGATCGGATCGTCCAGCATGCCGTCATGCGCATCCTTGAGCCGATATGGGATGGTTTGATGATTTTCGACTCCTACGCCTGCCGTGCCAACAAAGGCCAGCACGCCGGTAGTCGCCGGACCATGGAATTTGTAAGACGCTTCAAATACTGTTTTAAGGCGGATATTTCAAAGTTTTACCCAAGCGTCGATCACGATGTGCTGGCGGGCATCGTTCGGCAAAAAATTAAATGCCGCGACACCCTGTGGCTAATCGACGATATCATCTACAGTTTTCCCGGGGGCAAGAACGTCCCAATCGGCAACTTTACCTCGCAGTGGTTCGGCAACATCTACCTGCATGAACTCGACCGACTCGTCAAGGGGACATATCGTATCCCCGCCTACCTTAGATATTGCGACGATTTCTGTTTGTTTAGCGATAGCAAAGTTCAGCTGCAGGAGCTTAAGGCGGCGATTGGTGATTTCCTCCGCCATAGGTTGAAGCTCTCCTATAGCTACGCGGAAGTGTTTCCGACTGCTCACGGCGTCGACTTTTTGGGCTATCGACATTTTCCTAAAGGCTATATCCTGCTCAGGAAAAGTACGGCGCAACGGGTAAAACGGAGATTGAAGCTGTTGCCGAAGCTCCTCGCCATGCAGAAGATATCCGTCGATCAATTCCGATCATCCTTGGCATCGACCAAGGGATGGTTGCGTTGGGCAAACACCCACAACCTGCAGATGGCAACCTGCATCGACCAACTGGAGGAGATCGTGGTGTGAAAAGATTTGCTGATTTCAACGCCGACATAAAACCGCTCGATGGCGAGAAGGTGAAGATTGACGATGTTATCAATATTGAGGTCATGGTTATTGGCTTTAATATTCGCAAGGCAAAATATGGAAAGAACGCCAGCGGGAAGTGTCTTGCTCTGCAAATCGATTTATCCGGCGTCCATCGTGTCGCGTTTACCGGATCGGATGTGTTGATATCGCAATTAGAGAAATATGGAGATCAGATACCGTTCTTAACGACGATCAGGAAAATAGATCGTTATTACACCCTGTCATAGGAGCCAATATGCCACAGACAAAATTCGATTATGAGTACCTGCGAAACAACAAATTACCAGGCTGGCAAGCGGCCTGGAACAACCTGCTGGAAGGGCGCTTTGCCGTTATAGACGGCAAACTTGAAGAGGATAACAATGCCCCCATCTTTCGCCTGGGATTCACCGTTGCCGAGGTTGAAGAAGCGATTGGCCATAGTGGCTACACTCAGAGAGAATTGGAGTGGTATCAAGGCCAACCCGACAGGTATGCTTTGGAGAAGGGCTTGTATGTCGAGGACGCAGATTGGCCGACAAAGCAACTTGCCACCGCCAGATCTGAGGTGCAGACGGCAAATAAAACTGCGTGTACCCAGATTATTCTCAGCCGGTATCCGCTTACGGTCCAACAGAGTGCTTCTCTCGGTGTTTATCCTGCAGTTGTACGAGATACCATGGCTAATTTTATCGGCCGGTGTATCGCTGAAGAAAACCGCGTTTTTGATCTTGCTGAAGCTGCCGTCAGTATCGAACAACTGGCGGCAATAATCCCACAATGGCCGGAGGTATAAGATGGCAAAGCATAAATATGATTCAGCAGTAGCTGCCGCGAAAAAAGCGGTAAAAGAGAAGTTGGTCGCCGACACAACGAAAAAAGCTACGATAAAAGATCTGGCCGAAAGGGTGGCCGATCTGGAAACAGCAATCGGGCTCAAGTGAGGTACCACGATGAAATGGCCTTGGCGGAAAAAAGTATCTGCGACAATAAGTAAAGTCGAGTTGCTCGGGTATCTCCCTTACAGTAAAACCGATCCCCTTGTTTTTGATCGCACATATCGCCTGCCTAAAGATGCCGAAGTGATGGCAGTGCTTGGAAGTGACTATTCTTCCTTCGAAGATGAGGATAACGATTGCGACGACTATGCTTTCCGCGCAAAGGGTATGACAGCTGGTAAAGGCTGGCCGTTTGCCCTTGTGTGGATCAATTCCAGCCATCTGCTCAACGGTTGGCTCAATGATCAAAGGGAATGGGTATGGCTTGAACCGCAGACCCGTCAATATTTTACCGGTGAGGTCCGTGAGGTTAATTTAATAATAATGTAGTGGCCACCACCCCCTACTGAACCAATTCCCCTAAACTCCCCACCACAAAGCCTTTATAAACACCAGTATTGACAGCGTATGGCCGGATCGGACTATCGATCCGGCATGTCCTGGATGGTGTTTATGGAGGCGTCATGAAGTCAGATTCAGTCGGTTGTAACCATTACGATCATTACTTCCAGGCCTCCGCCATGGAATTTTTTTATCAGATCCTGCCATGGCAGTGGTTTAAGGCCCAGGGTATCGCCGAATCCGCGCTTGATCCGGAGGCGGTTTCTCCTGCAGGCGCTCTTGGCATCATGCAGCTTATGCCCGGTACCGGTGCAGAAATGGCCCGCTCCCTGGGCGTGAACTTTACCCCGCAGATCCCCCATATCAATATTCGCCTCGGTATCGCCTATTCACGGCGCTGCTGGGAAATGTGGAAGAAAGAGGCAGGCCTTGAACGGACCCGCTTTATGTTCGGCAGCTATAACGCCGGGCCGGGAAATATCCTTGAAGCTCAGGATCTGGCACAGCGCTCGAACCTGGCGCCCGATCGCTGGGATTCCATCGTCGCCTCCCTGCCGTCGATTACCGGCGAAAAGAATTCCCGCGAAACCATCAACTACGTAGCACGGATCGAGCAGCTCTATGCCGAGCTGACAAAGGAGAAAGGCAAATGAAAGGATGGAAAACATGGCTTGCCGCCGCGTGTACGGCCGGGCTTGGAGTGGTGAGTATAGTGAACGGCGACGTTGCCGCCGGTATGCAGCAGATAGTACTTGCCCTAGGCATGGTCGGCCTTGGCCATAAGATCGAGAAGGCAGGGTTCTAAAGCTGATGGATCAATTTGACCAGGCGCAGGAACTTGATGCCAGATTCCGGCAGCAGGCACTGGAGCTGCAAAAGCGGATATCGGCTGCAGGCGCCGGTGAATCACGAAATAACTGTATCGACTGCGGCGATCCGATACCGGAACTGAGACGCAAGATCCTGCCGGGCTGTATCAGGTGTATCGAATGTGCCACGCTGTTTGAAGCCAACAGGGGGAGATAAGAGTGGAACAAAGCGCTTGGGCCGGTGTGGCTCTCTTGATCAAGGCCATGGATGGCAGTCAGTTCGGCCTCCTTTTACTGGCGATGGTAGTTCCACCAACGCTTATCATCATTGCCCTCTTTCTGCTGCGCGAAGAGATCCGCCGGCGAGAAACAGCCGACAAGGCCCGTTTCGAAGAAGTGGTACAGATGTATAAAAACAACGTGCTGCTGGTGGAAAACTCGGAAAAAACGGCAGACGGCCTGCAGACGATTATCCACCTGTCAACCCAGGCAATCACCAGGATGATAGAAAAGATCGACAATAATCACTACTGCCCGGTTCTCAGGGAAAGGAGACACCCCCATGGCGACTAATGCCATAACCCAGATGCGCATCAAGCGCACCCAGTTGGAGATGGAACGGACCAACCTGCAGGTGGAAGCCAAGGGTTTATGCCGCTCCATCACCGGGCTTCTGGTGCCGGAACTGACCGAGATCGAGGAAATGGATATAGCCCGCGCCGCCGCCTATATGGATATGCTGGTAGTGAAACAGGGCGAACTCCTCGGCCTGCAGCGCAAGCTCTGGGAGCTTGAGAGGGCTCTCGG